TTCGGTGGTGTGCTTCATAGAGCGAGCCAGGCCCTTCCCAAAGCGCGGCACCAGTTGACCGTAACGGTTGTCCTCGATGGCTTCCTCAGTGATGGCCACGGCAAGAGCAGTGGTCACATGGGTGTAGCGGCTCGTCCAACCTTCAGAGGCATTGTCATAGGTGACACTACCACCCTCTGGCTTTTCGACAGCGGCGCCAAAGCCGGTCATCAGTTGCTCTTCTTCCCATGCGCGGGAGGAAGTGACACGCTCGAACACATCCGGCCATTCCTCTGGCAGGTTGCGGTAGTTCTCACCAAAGACGGCATTCAGACCGTCTTCAAGTTGTTTGGCGATACTGGCACGGGTAATAGCCATGATTAGATACCTCCCACACCAGAGACAACGCCCATCAGGACATGCTCGGCAAACTGAACTTCAAGATCCACGTGCGCGCCCCAGTCGTTACCGGGACTGTTGATCTTACCCAAGATGCGCATCGACTTCCCGGTTGTCGCTCCACCTGAAGCGGCAAGCTCACGTCCCGACAGACCCGTGGATGTGGACCCGGTGCCATCATCCCAGTCAGCCATGAGATGAATGTCAGTCGCCGCAGCGGTATCTGCCTGCACCCCAAAGATAATTCCAGGGTCGGTGTAGACCGTGGCCACGATGTTGGTGGCAGCAGTCCCGGTAGGCCAATAGCGCGAAAAGACCTGTTCCCCCTTGGAGTTTACATAGCGACACCCCCAGAACACGCCAAGGTTGTCCACGTTGGCGCCTTCTGCGATTTCGATGGTACCGTCCGCGATACCCTCTACTACATCGCCTCGGAAAATGTTAGCGGCATAGCCGGTGGCAATCGCATATTCAGCGGCCTGCGGTTCGGCTCCCGATTGGTGCCGGATGGGCCAGAGCCCACGGGCATTGTCTGCATTAGCCATTAAGAGTTACCTCAAATGAAAGATTAAGGGTCTACTGGCGCGGGTCGCTCACCGACCGTCACGCGGCTTGTGACGTTCATCTCCAGTTCGGGGATGTCATTGTCGCGCGCCAATGCTTGACGTGCGGCGGTATCCCGGAATGAATCAGACCTAACGGCCTGCTCCTGGAGTGCGGTCTGGCTTTGTATCTTTGCCTTAATGCGCTGATGCAAGCGCGGAGGCATGTACATCAGGACCATACCGCGAGTTTCGATGATTTGACCAAAGGTGCGATCATCGACAACCGGAAGATAACGACCCTCTGGACAAGTGGAGGCGGGTCTTGGTCTCCAGCCTTCCTCCAAATGCCGATGGACGTTATCGGTATCTTGTTCACCCGCAAGACGTGTGCGGACCCACTTCTGAGGCCACGGCAATCCCGTCTCGGAATCAATGAATGGTGCAACCGCATTCTGGGTCAACGGTCCCTTGGGACCGTATCCTCCTGGCTGGTGCAAGTCATGCACAGGCTCTGAGGCTCGCTGCTCCCAGATGCGCGCCAGGCGCTCGTCATCACCAAAAATGGATGACCCGTTAGAAGTTATGCTCGATGGCGCATCGCTCGTTGCAGAAAGGGTCGGCTTACGACCCCTGATAGGTGTACGTGTGTCCATGCTTACTCCAGGGGATCGTTACGCTTTAGCCAGTTCTCACGATGCTTGGCATTGTTGGGGTCATAGCCGAACATGCGCATCGTATCCTTATCGGCTTCCGTCACGCGTCTGGTGGTTGCGCCCCCATCGCGTCCGCCACCGCGATGCACGGGAGCGGCATTGGGAGCCTTCTTAGGCTTGAGCGCAGATAGCCGCCTATCCAATTCCTGATAGAGAGCCGGGTCGTTGCGGTTGTAGCCTGACTGCTCCAGTTCTAACGAGATAGAGATGGCTTGTTTGGATAACTCCCCGCCATCCGTCGCCTTGAACCACTTGTTCCTGGCTATCCAATCGCTTGCTGCTGGCGCCAGTTCCGATGCCTGTGGCTCTGGTGCAGGAGTGGTCGCTTGCGGCCTTTGTTTCAGCAAGGTGCGTTGAGTCACCAACTCCGTCAGACGCTCTTGCGCCGCAGCAACCTGCTCTCCGTCACCCTCATCGAAAACCTTACGATAGTGCGCACGCGCGGCCTCGACATCTTTGTCAATGCTGGAGAGGTCGGATTCCGCACGCTTAGCTTCCAGTTCCTGTATGCGTGCCTCGGCTGCCTGTCTCCGCTTGCGCTCGTCGTGTATATCTCTTTTGAGATAGTCCACCATCTCAGCCTTGCGCTTTACTTCCTCAGCGTAGTCAATGGCGGTATCGCCGCCACCATCCGCCTCGGTTGTATCGGCTTCATCGTCAAAGACTTCAACGTCATCAACGATCTCATCATCTGTGCGTTCATCTGCCATGGCGCTACCCCTAAATCGTTACCAGCAACGCGTTAGGATCAGGCGCCAACGCCATTACCTCGTCGTCGTTGATGAAGCGTAGAGTACGCGGTCTCCCCGTGGCATCATGAACACGAATATCAAATCCGCTATAGGTCTGGTATACCACCCAGTCACCGATTTGCAGGTTAATCTCAATGCCGGTGAATTTGGGATGCTGATAGGCACCGTCCCCAATGGCCAGCACCTTGCCGACATACCTGAGATATTCCTTGGCCTTCTGCGTCTCGGGAGCCAGGACGATACCACCAGAGGTGGTTTCCTCAACCCGGATAGGCTCAATCAACAGTCGCCATAGAACGGGTACAGGAAGGTCAACGCCATCCCAGTTTGCGCTTTCGATGGTATACATGGATCACCCATAGTGGTTAAAACAAAGCCCGCAATCACTGCGGACGGTCAGGAATCTTTGGCGAGTTCAGCCTGATAAAAATCGTTCAGCGCCTTAGCGGCGTCCTCAAGGCCAGAGGCCCTGCCGACGCGATACTGATATTCAGCCCAATCCTTGCAGCCTCCGCGGCCTGTAATGGCGCGGTAGTTCATGGCATGGTCATTCAGTGCAGCAATGGCATGAGAGACGAATTGACTGATGTCACTCATCCCAGAGGACCACGCATGTACTGATTAGCCTGGTTCTGCACCGGAGCTTGACGACCTGATAGCCTGTCCGTTGCCTGGCTCATGCGCGCGCCTTCCATCAGATCCTTGGCGATTTCTGTTGCCATCTCCCGCTGGATGTCTGCCTGTGCCTTACGGTCAGCACGTTGAATCTCAGCCTGTCCCATCTGGTCCTTCAGGCGTATCTCATGCGCAACCTTGGCATCTTCCGCTTGTCCCTGCATCTGCGCAGGGTCTGGCTGTCCTGGCGGCATACCAATAGGCCCCTGCTGAATGGCAAGCGCTGCTTGTTGGCTAATCTGCGCGTCTTGCATGGCGTCTACAGACCCTTGTGGCAACGGCAAGCCCATCGCTTGCTGCATCTGTAGCTTATAAAGCTCCGCGCGATGCTCCCCGTCATGCGCCATATAGGCGGATGCCAGGAGCTTCTGACGCTCAGGAGGAACTGTCCCCCACCAGGCAGAATGAACCGCGATGTGTGCGGCATGGTCTTGGTCAGGAAATGCCATCACCGGCTCACCACGCATCATGGCCGCGCCTTCCGATACCGGATCGCGCCTCGGCGTCTCGCCTTGCTCGGGTAGAATCTGGTCTATCTCTTCGATGCGCAACGCTTCCAGCAACACCTTAAGCGCTTGGCGACGATTGATGAGGTCCGGGGCCGAAGAGGACAGTTCCCAAACCCCTTGAGCACGCGCAATCCGCTGAGAGTTCGTGACCGTATTGGGGTCCGAGATGGGGATAACATCCACCCGCTTATCAAAATCCGTGGCCATGACCATGCGGCTTTCACCGGGGAGGTCATAGGGGTACTCGGGAGGCAGGTAGTCCGCATTCAGCGATGCCAGGATGCCGAACTCCTGCTTCTGTGCAGCATGACAACGGCGATGAATTCCTGAGAATACCTTCAGACCCTGTTCAATTCTGGCAAGGGTGGTTCCAACAGGAACACTCTGGTTCTCCTCTCCAACCATGCTTTCAGTGGTCGATACCAGGTTGCCAAGGGTTTTGTCCATCCACCCCAGTAACTTGAACAGGGTTTTGCTTGGCTCATCGTAGGGTGGCGTGTAGAAACCCTTGGACACCTCTTCGGCGCTAGCTTCAACGGGTATCCATTCCCCCATGCGGATACGCTCTTCACCCTTCTTGATGCGCAGATCAGCGCTTCGCCATCCCCCTTTAAGATTAGCAAGTGCAGCGGCATCGAGTAGAGAACGCAATGCACCTGTCTGAGCGGATGATAGTCCACCCGCTAGGTGCAGGAATCCAAACCCATAGAACCCGAGTCCTGGCAGGAACTTGTAATGCGTAAAGAACAGCCGGCGCCGTTTCTTCTCATCATCCTCCTGCCAGTTGCGACGAATGGATAGGAGTGCGCGGTCGTCCTTGTGAATAGTCACGACATACGGGTCGCCGTAGCCATCGCTGGATAGCGGGTCCTCGTAATCATAGTCGCGCAAATCCAGATAGCAGTAGCACTCCAGCAGCACGTCGCGCTGATCGTACTCCGCCTCATGCTCGGCCCTGGACTCCTCGGGGGTGCGGCCCTCGGCGTCGTCGATGGTGTCGTCGATGCGTTCGTGGTCGATGCCTTCTGCTAGAGGAGCATTGTCCACCGCGTCCAGGTAGTAGCCCTCAGCAATGAGCTTGCGCAGATCGTTACGCACCACCCGCAACTTGTGGGTAAAGCGCGGGGCACTGCGCAGGTCGGAAGCCGCGTAGGGCACGTAAAAATCGGACGACTCGACAAAACGGGAGACGTTGGTCTCCTCTAGCGGATCGTAGTAAACCTTTTTGAAACAGCTACCAGACAACGGCAATCTAAAGAGCATGGAGTCATGCTCCTCAAATGCGCCTGGCATCTGATATTCGTACTGATAATTGAGGAAGCTAGCCACACGCTCGGCTTGTTGCTCCCTCTCTTGACTTGATGCTCCCATCACGATGGCCTTACAGGGGCCGCCCGATGGCCACAACTCAGCCATGGCTCGCGCCTGGAACTGGACGCATGCCTGAGCCAATCCAGGGTGGACTGCCTTGCTGGCACCCTCGAATTCTGCACCACCCAGCGTTGACTTAGTGACACCCAGTAGCTGGATACCGGAAGCTTCACGCTCTTCCCAGTCCATCCTGCTGCGTTGGTCAACAGCGACCCACTCGGCAATGTTGTCAGCCAGACGATTGGCCTTTGCCTCGCTCAGGAATTGCGCCAGATTGACATCGAATATCTCGGGGTCACTCGCGCCAAAGTCCTGCTCGGTCTCATCCTCCATCAGGTCTGCTTCCTCCTCGGTAAGAAGGTCGGCAGGCATCATGGCGAGGATGGCCATGTCTTGATCGCTCAGACCCACCTCGGGCATCTCGCTATCCATAGACGCCAAAACGGGTGGGGGTGATTGCTTCATCGTCTTCGTCGTCTTCAATCGGTATCAGCGGGGTAGGCTCTTCATCATCATCGTCTGGTCTAGTAATCCACCACCTCTTTGTAAGGTAACGCACAGCTTGAGTTACGGTATCGCCAACGTCACCTGACGGCGGTGCACCGAGCGGTATCTCTCCTGTATACCGTATCACTTGGTCAGCCCAAGCGGTGGATGGGGCCCATATCAGTCCGGCCTCGAATGAGGAGGATGCCAAAGCTGCACGTCCTACTTTATCGCCATCAGGACGCGGGTCATACCCACGCACGCCTACTTTTCCGCGTCGCAGGTCCTGGATGAGGGATTGTCCAGACGCCTTGGCCTCTATCAGATGGCAATCCGGTTTGCGCTTGCTCTCCTCTTCCTTGGCCTTGGCGCGCAGATCAGGATAGGAGACTCGTCCCCACCAGGCAGCCAGCAGCAGCAGGCAATGCCGGTCCTTCTCCTCGCTCCAGAATATCCCCCATGCCGTCATGGCGCTGTACGAGCCAGAAGCGGTGTCCTTTTCAGTATACGCTGTATCCCAGCTACAGAAGACGTGCTGGACCTTGGGCAGCTCCTTCCCTTGTGGCCAGCGTTGCCACCATTTGGCCTTGATGATGCCACCACCCATGGGCACGGGATCTTGCTGCATCTGTCCGGCCCAGCCGTACTCCCCCAGATTCTCCCGCGCTTCCTTGAGCCAGGCCCTGTCGAAGCGAGCCGGCATTAGGGTCTCCCCAATCTTTCGGCGCGGATCAGACAGCTTGGCGGCTTCAGGCCCTATATCAATGAGGGGGTCATATCCAGGTGAACCCGTATACGTCATCGGAATCTTGACGTGGACCCAATCCTGATCCTTCTTATCAAGCAGATGACCCGTCAGGTCATTGTTTCTGAGCCGCTGCATGATGAGAATGATGGTCCCATGCCGCGGGTCTTTGAGGCGACTACTAACAGCCTGGTCATAAGATTGGCATACCGACTGAACCTCAGTATCCCCCAAAGCTCGCTTGGCGTCATGGGGGTCATCAATAATGAGGTTGCTTACCCGCTTTCCAGTGACGCTGGCATTGATACCCTGGCCAATGCGAAACCCATGCTTTGTATTGGCAAAATGGGTCTTCTCACG